CGGCCACATCAGCCATCACCTTATCGAGTTCGGCCTTAAACAAACCTGCCGCACTGTCGAATTCCTCGCGCGCGCGGCGAATACAATCGCGGTACTCCTCACGCAACGCCCGGCTGACCACGCCGCCCGGCGGCATCGGCCGCCCATTGGCCGCCAACCAATCCAAAACATCGATAGCCTCCCAGTCATAATCCCCGTCTTTTTTGATGACGTTGGGATAAATTGCCGCCGTTTCGGCGGCCGCCTCGTTTTTTCTACAGTTATTGACACAAGTCCAAGCGACGGCTTCGCCGCCGTGCGCGACGGCTTCGCCGCCGCGTTTAAAACCCAACACCCACTCATGCACCCTAGACACCGCATAAACACCCGTCGCAGGCTCGACAACCCCGCGCACACGGTCTGCACGCGGCTCGCCGTAACGGTTAGGCTCGCGGCACTCCTCTTTGTACAAGAGGACAGGCCGCTCATCGCGCTTGCAATCCACACCGCCCATCACCATCACAAACTTGCCCCAATCGCCCACATCGGCCGCGTGCGCGGCACGGACAATATCGCCGTCCCCGGACAAATCCTTCAGGCGGCGCAGCTCGCGCCACACCCCGACAGGCGGCCCGCCCACCTGCTGAAACTGCCGAATCCCATGCGTCGACGCCCAGCACAACACCCGCTCCACCGTCTTAGTCACATCCGCCCCCTCTGCCTCATCGTCAAAGCCCACGCTCTCCCCGTAGGCGTTCTTGCCGTCAATGTTTTTCGCGATATATTTGGCGATATAACCCGCCGCCGAACCGCGCCCCCAGTCAATCGCCTTGAAATCGACCCGCGCCTGCACCGCCCTAAAATCCGAATACTTCGCGCCATGCCAAAACTCCTTTTCCGTCATCATTCCCACACAAATTGCAGCCAGCGGACGCACCGTGCCGCCCAACCGCCGCTCGCCCGCCTGAATCTCACGCGCACGCCCCAACCGCGCCTTGTTTGACAAAAAATAACTCAATCCCAGCTCGCCCCTGTCCTCGCGGCACAAGTGCATCGCCACAATCTCGCGGAACCGCTTGCGCGCCTCAGACGGCATAAAAAACAACCCATGCCAGTGCGGGCAGCCGTCATGATGCGGCTCAGCGACGCGGAAACCGTAAATCGGGATACCCTCATCCTTTAAGGCCGCCCGAATCCGCGCCCACACCTTTTGCAGATAATTGGCCGCATCCCTCGGCGATGACCCGTCAAACTTAGGATTGACCGCACCGGAAGCAGACATGCGCGCATGAAAGCGGCTCGGACACGTCATCGTCACAAACTCCCCGACATGCCCCAAATCCAGCGCAATCTTTTCAAACCCGGCAATCCGCACCATCAATCCCGCGTTACGGTTGCGCGGATTGGATTCCGACGCGGCCACAATATCCACCAAATCAAAACGCTCGCCCAGCTCATTGATTAGCTCCATCGCCTCCAGCAGGGCAATGTTGCGGCGACGCTGCCCGCGCCACGTCTCCATCGCGTCATCACTCACATACAGCGCGGCACGGCGGTGCACGCCGCCGAAAGCCGAACGGATCAGATTCTCCCGCGCCCGGCCAAAACCCTTGCGCAACTGCCGACCGACAAAACCCTTGTCGCACAACCGACCGAGCACACTTTCAGCCTCATACTTGCCCGACAAAAAACGGCCGACCGCCACTCCGTCCGTCTCGGCACGCGCGGCCAAAGCGGTCAAACCTCGCCGCATCGCCGCATACTGCTGCCGCCCAACCTCTGCCGCACTTGCCCCCGCCTCATCGCCCAGACGGCCGATACTGCCCACCTGCCGATGCAGCTTGAGCGCGTCCTTGAAATAGCCCTTGCTCAGCCGCTCCGCCTCCTCGCGGATATCCACATCCGACGCATCCAAAGGCAGCGTGGCCGACCAAGCAAACAAAGGCCGCACAAACTCATGCAGCCAGCAATCGGCCGCATCCGGCCGACCGTCCGCCATCAACCCGCGCGCCGCACGCTTGCAACCCGCACCGTTCGCACGCTTCAGCCATTCCCGCCGCACCCGCCCAGCCAGCGCGCGCGGCATACGCGACACCGCCTCAAAAGCACGGGGTGACAACCGCACATACCGCCCGCGTTCGGCGTCGAACTCGGGGCGGTGGTAACGTATGGCGGACATCGCGCGGGCTTCCATTTTTTAAAATCCGATTAAATTAAACTATTAAAACTTAAGAATATTTAGCCAATAAACATGATTAAGTATTTCGCTCCCGCACCAAGTACGCACACGGCCAACCCATACCCCGAATAAATGCCAACGCCTGCAAAACCCCGTCGAACTCCCAAACATACCCGGCATCATCAAACATCTTCAGCCCGACCCCGCCGTCAGTTGCCTGCACATCCGCCAGCTTCACATCCTCGCCCGCGTCCTCTTGATTCCAAATTGAATAATTGATTGCCATCTTTACATTCCTTTCTTTACCGTCAAACCGCCTTCTCGCCGTTTCGTCTCCGTGTCCAATCTCGACACGGCCACCATACTCAGCCGCACCGCCTCCGGCGCGGCGGCAAACCGTCTTTTATTCAACTTCGCCAAATCCGCCCTGCGGACAGGCATCAGATTTTCAATCGCGTTATTCGTAAAGTCGCCATCCACATGCAGCAGCAGAAAACCCTCGTCCAACTTCCTGCCTGCCGCCTCCCACACCAAATAAGACTTCATCCTCCACACATTCGGCTCGGCCACCTTCACCCAAACCACACCCTTAACCGTCCGCTCCGCACCTACCGGCTTGATGTTTTTCGGGCAGTGCCCTTTTTTAAAACTGCCGCTGTTTGCCTTCAGCCTGCCCGTACCGGCTACCGACGCATTCCACGGCACCATCCCCTTTGCAAAAAAGCCTGTCCGCCCCGTCATCCACCCCTTGCGCTTACACAGCGCGCTGATATTGTTCTGCATCACCGAGCGGCCGAACCGCTCGTTAAATGCCGCCGTCAGCTCCCGCCTCGGCATCTCCCGATTGGCGGAAATAAAAGACAATTCCGCCTCGCTGTAAGAAATAGGCTTACCCTTGGCCATCTTTCTTCCCTCCCAACATCTTCGGCAAATCAAAACTCCGCCCGCCGTATTCGGCCTTCAGTTTTTCAGCCTCGAGCACCACCTGTGCATTACCGATAATCCTATCGGCCATACCGCCTATCGCCTTCGCCCGCTCTATCTCTTTGCTCAAATCCTCGCCCGCCAAATCCTCGTCGCCCAAACGTTCCAACTGCGCAAACAAATGATTGTTCAAATCTTCCAAACTGTTTTTCATTTTTAACCTCACCAATCAATTTACTTTTCAGACGGCCTCCGCCGCCATCAATCCACCACCCTAATCGGAACATTCAGCTCGTTCGCCAAACGCATCGCCCCCGATACCGAATAAATCTCAACAGCACAGATAGTTGTCATCTCGCTTCCTGATTTTTCGCACAAATGCACACGGACACCGCTTTGCTCAGCCACTATGACCTCGATGTACTGTCCGCTGTAGACTTGGCTTTCGAAATTTAAAGAGTACATAATTAACCTCAACCTAATAATTTAATTATCAAAACCCGCCCTCCAAATCCTCCGCCGTCGGCTCAAACGGCAAATCGGGATAAATCCCCCGCGCAATCGGCATTTCCTCCGCCGCCACCGCCGCAGGGTCAGCCTCTGCCTCTGCCGCCACCGCCTCATGCCGCGCCGTACTCGGACGCTCCGGCACACAACCGACAGCGGCAAACGTCAAAACCACCGCCGCAAACAGCACGGCCATCCGCAGCACAAACACAAAAACAGCCTCAATAAAAACATCCTTAACCATCACACATCTCCGCAAAATAAATAAACCGGCAAACCCGAAGCCAGGCGGACGAAACTGTCGCCGCCGCCGCTATCTCTGCACCGCCACACACCGCCGCCGACCAGTGGCGCAAGCGCATCCTGCACCCTCAAGCCGTCGGCATCGTCATACACCCAAATCGACACGGACACATAAGCCAAACCACCCAAACTCACACGGCACGGCAGTCCATCCAACACATCCGACAAAGCCCGAATATCATCCGACCGCCTGGCCGCATCCACCTGCCAATCCGCCAACTGCCGCATTCTCAGCGCACACGCATCGGCCATCATCTTTTCCAAGTCCATCACGCCGCCTCCCGGTGCATCTGCTTAGCCAACTCGGCCAGTTCCGCCGTCTGGCTCAAATCCTCCGTATCAGGCTCAATGCCGAGCTTGTGCGCCAAACCCAACTGCTCCGACACCAGTCCGTCCATTGCCGCCAAATACCCCCCAACCTCAAAGCCCCGCATCACCGGCAATGGCAGGCCGAACGCCCCCGCCACCTGATTGACCTGCTTCATCAGCCCGTTTATCTCGCGGCACAAACCGGCCAACTGCGCCAAACCCTCGCGCTGTCCGTTGCCCAACAAACGCCCCCGCAAAGCAGCCACATCGCCGTCCCACATCAGGCCGTCCGAACCCGCCGTCCGCGAACGCCGCGCATCGCGCTCCAAACCATTCATGATCGGCAGCAAATCTGTCTTTGCCCGCGCCAGCCTGCGACTGATGGAAAACACACAACGCGCCGCGTTTTTGCTACGGTAAAGGCGCACCGGCTGCGGCGCGAACCGCCAATCTTTCGATTTATTTTGTTCTTTATTTTCAGTCATTTAAAAAACCCTTCGCGTTTTTTGGGCATGCAAAAACCCCCGCCGTCCGCAAACGGCGTTGATTTACCCGTCAGACTTAAAGCAGCTCGTCTTGAGATTCAGCCAGCTCGGCCAGCACCGCCGCCTCGGCGCAACCGCTGATTTCCGGCGGCGTGTTTCCGCCGTCCCGATAAAACTTGCTCGGCGGACTAATCGTCGCCGTTATCTCAAACACCCCCGTCCCGGCCCATCCGCAAATTGCATTGGTACACCGCAAATAAAACAACCGGCTCAATGCAGTCTGCTGCTCACTTGTCCGCACCACACACGGCGCACCGCAAGTCGGGCAAGGATGGGGAGGCATGCGCAGCCTTCCCGCTTCGTTTACAGCCCTGTTTTTAACTGTCATCCCTTAACTGTCATCCCGCACAAAATAACGCTTAGTCAGTTCAATCACCGCAGCCTGTTCGGCCACCCCGCGCCGGAACACATCCAGCAAATCCGCCAACTCGCGCTTCGACACCTCGCCGTCGGCGGTAGAATCGCGCCACTTCTCCACCATCTCGCCCACATGAGCAATAACGGACAAAAAATGCGCGCTAATTTCTTCTTCGGCCAAGGCCGCACAGCAAACATCGTCCGGCAGGCGCACAAACACCCCGCCGCTTTCGGCCGCCACCGCCTCCGCGAAATCGTTGCGGCCTGAAATGCGCTGGATAGCCAACGCCTCCTCGATAGACACCCGCTGCCCTTTGACCTGATACAGCCTGTTTTCCAAGGCCGTGCGGCTCGAAAGCCCCAGCGCGGCGGCGACAGACGCATAACCCCCGTCCACCGAATGCGCCATGTCTTTAATGGCTCGTTTAATTAAATCCATAAATCCCCCTGATAATTCTTGGTTACGCACCGTCAAAGGCAAGGCTAAGATACACACACCTCGCCGATGACCGGCCAAATGCGGCGGGGTTAAGATGCGACTGCTTTACGGCACACGATGCGGGCGGCATCAAGTGCGGCAGCGCGGACGAACGTGCTTAACGGCATACGCTGATTTTCGGCGGCGGCGCGGATAATGGCTGCATCCTCTTTCAGCACCCATACTTGCACTAGAGTGGAGTGTGCCGTCCTCGGCACAGGTTTGTTTTCTTCGGCTTTCATGATATATTTGCCTTTCGCTGTAATTCGTTTGTAATGTTGCTTCGTGGTGATGCACATAATAAAACACTTACAGCTTATTATCAAACTAAAAGCGTATTAAATATTACGCTTTTAGCGTATATGATTGATTATATATGGTAAATAGTTTTGTTATCTAACAGCATTGAACGCGCAAAAACAGCATTAGGCGTAAAATCTGATTACGAGTTAGCCCAAAAGCTGAATATTACGCCAAGCTCCGTTGGTGGCTACCGGAAGAGGGGCAACGTCCTACCGCTTGAGCAGTGCATCAAAATAGCCAATCAAACCGGCGTATCGCTGGACTGGCTGATTTTGGGCAAAGGCGACCAAAAGGGCGGCGGTACGGCTGCGGCTTCCCTTCCTGCGCACGCAGGCACGGGCGACGACATGCCCGCCGTCGGCTTCGTCCCGCTGTACGACATCACTGTCAGCGCGGGGCACGGCGCATTGTTCGACTACGAGCACATCATCCAATGGGTACCGTTTGATTCCCGCTGGCTGGCCGCCGAAAACCTCAATGCGGCCGACTGCGTCTGCTTTTCCGTCGGCGGCGACAGCATGATGCCCGGACTGGCCGACAGCGACATTGTGCTGGTCAATCGCACCCGTCAGCGTGGCGACGGCGTATTCATCATCCGCATCGGCGATGTGCTCCGCGTCAAACGCCTGCAATGGCTGGCCGACGGCACCTTGCGCATCAGCAGCGACAACCCGCTCTACCAGCCTGAAGTGTTGAATCCGGCGGATTACGACGAAACCCAATTCGCCATCATCGGCGCGTGCCACAGCCGCATCGGCCGCGTATTCTGATTTCATTGCCGCCCGTTGTTTTCGGGCGGCTGTTTTTTTTTGCCATCTGAACATGACAAACAGCTTTAAAAACCAAGCCGCCGCATTGGCCGCCCGCCATCGCGCACTTTTATCCGCCCTCCTATACATCGGGCGGACGGGTAACGGCAGGGTAGATTGGCACGCGCGGCGCGAAGTGAAAGACTGGATATTGCGCCTCATGCAAATAGACACCTTGGCCGCCCAAATCAAATCCAAGTCCGCGCAAGAAACCTTAACCGCATTTGCCGCCATCGCCCGCAAGGCCGAAGCCGACAAAAAGCCCGCACCGGCAAAACCCGAAGCGGTCAAACAGGCCGAAAAGCTGCTGGCCGAGCGGGAGCGGATAAAAAAGCACTACGGCGACCTCAAAGACATTCTCAACGGCCTGCCTGCGGCCACCACGCAGGCAGAATTTGAATCCTTGCTGCATCAGGCCAAATCACAATCACCCGACTTGCTGGAAGAGGCAATGGCCGCAGCAGGCAGCGTAGCCATCGCCGCACCCGGCGACATATCGGCCGCCCGTTCGGCCATCGGCACGATGAAAGACATTTGGGGCGGCTGGGTAACGCTGCCCGACGGGAGGCGTTTTTAAATGACCCAAAAATCAGGCTTTACCATCCTGCCCGTAGGCGGCAGCTTCGAGATGGACTACATCAATTTGGACGGCGTCCTCAGCCGCCGCATCATCGACGTCCGCGCCTTCGCCCTTGACGACGACGGCTACATTCAGGCGTTCTGCCACGAACGGCGGGCAGTCCGAACATTCAAGTACGGCGGCATCGTCGGACTGGTTGACTTGGAGACTGGTGAAGTGGTGAAGCCCGAATATTTCCGCCGACACCTCAAGGCTCGGTACGACCAAGCACCGGAGCGGCAGATGGATGTTTTCATCTCGGACTTGGCACCGATTATCGACATCCTCGTCTATACCGCCTACTGCGACGGCAAATACGCACCGTCCGAACAACGCTATATTGCCCAATGGCTGACAGACAAATCCGAAATGGGCACCGATTTCCTGGCCTACGCGCTGGACAGGATGAAAAAACATCCCGTTCCCGATTTTTTCGATTTTTCCACCGCCGTGCGGGCGGTCAACCAACGCCTCCCCGAATGGCGGCCGGCAATTTTGGAATATGCGCGCGGGGTGGCCCAAGCCGACCGTAAAATCACAGACGAAGAGACGGACGTTTTGTCGGTGTTAGAACGGCGGCTCGGAATTTGACCGTATCCGCAAAAGCCCGGAAGAATGGCGCGCCAATGATAAGGCCGTCTGAAACCTTTCAGACGGCCTTATCATTTCGGCGGCACCAACAAAATGATTTACCCGCCCTCCAAGTCCGGCAGTGCCTCCAAATTCAGGCTGCACACATAGCCGCCGCTGTCCAAACGGTGCGAAACCTCCGTTATCAGCCATTTTTCGCCGTCGATTTCGGGCTTGAACCCCTTAACGCTGACCGGCGTCTCCGGCGACATATCCGGCCGTCCGGCCGCAAGGCGGATTGAAAACTGGGCCGCCCCGCGTTGCAGCCGCCTAAATGCCGCCCGCGCCCCGTTCCAAGCCCGTTTCTCGCTGTCGTACAGATGGCGCAGCGTTTTGATTTTCTTGCCCGCCGTATCGATTTTGCGGCTTTCCGCCGCTTCCTTGTCCGTTGACCGGCCTGCAGCCTTTTTGCCTGCTTTTTTGCCCTTGCGCGGCGGCTTTTTCCCCGCCTCCGCCGTCGGCTTTTTCTCCGCCTTCAGGTTTTCCGCATTAACGACAACTTCTTTTTTCTGCCCCGTCGCCTTGTCCGTGTAGTACGCGCGGACGGCCTCGAAAGCGTTGGTGGCCGAATAGGTAAACCGATGCCCGTCGCCCATGCCGCGCACAATCTCCAGCGGCGGTATCGGCTTGCCTGAGGCCGTCTGAGCCTCGCCTGCAGGCAGGAAAATCAGCATGCCGTGCTTGACCGTGGCAATCGCGTCGTATTGCTCCGCCAGCCGCGTTAAAAACGCCGCGTCGCTTTCGTTGGTTTGGTCTATGTGCGGAATATCGGCCAGCTTGTAGGCATCGGAAATGCGGTACGGGTAGCCGTGTTTTTTTGCAATCGCCTCGACAATCTGATACAGCGTCTGCCCGTGCCAGCTTTTTTCTTCCTGCTGCGCCAGCGTTTCCGCCAAATCCGCCGCCCGCGCCGTGATACTCAGCATATCCGGCGCACCCGAAGCAGTAAACTCGGTAAACAGGTACTCGCCCTTATCGACCAATCCCGTTTCCTTGTAACCCATCTCTAACGTGATTTTGTCGCCGATTTTCGGAATAGCCAGCGAGCCGTCGTGATCGTCCAGCGTAATCGTCAGCTCGTCGGCCTCGAAACCGCGCTTGTCGGTCATCTCGATACTGATGATTCGGCTCATGGTCTCCGTCCCGAACGGCTGGCCGTTAATGGTCAGCACCGCCGCAGGGGTCAGATGCCGCCCGCGCGTATCGGTCAGCGTCTTAAATACTTTAACCGCGCCTTGTTTGATTTTGTCCAGCATCTACACCCCCGTCAGATTGCGCACCAAACCCAAGCCCAGCAGCAAGGCCTTGCCTTTTGCCCCGATGGGCACGTCCGATACTTTTTTCAGGCTCAGCGTAAACGCAATCGCCCTCGGCGAGCCGGTATGCTTTAACTCGCTGCGCTTTTCCTGTATGCCCGTGATGACATAGCTGCCCAACACTTCGCCGCTGCCTGTAATCAGCGGGTAGGGCCGCCCCGTGCCCGCCATCTTGCGCAGCATGGCAATCGGAAACAGCCCGCCCGTGACTTCGGGGCGCAGCTCTGCCTCGATGGTAATCTCTTCCGGGTCTTCTCCTGTGTATTGGGACGGCGGCATCCCGCCGACGACCTGCTGATGCGGATGCCGCCAACTGCTCGACCGGCTCATGGTCTGAAACGGCACCGTTTTGACGGTAAATACAAAAAATCCTAATGCTGCCAGTAAAATCATAGTTAATCCCTATCACGATAGCTGCTGTTCGCGCGGCGTCGCTTGTCGGCATCGCGCTCGTCCAATATGCGGCGGATTTGCTCGACGATTCCCGCCTCGCTCATGCCCGGCGCGGCATGCACATGAATGGTAATCGTATCGCCACCGAACGATGCACCTGCGGCCGCAAACCCGCCGCGCTGGACGGCCTGCACGCCCCCGCTTCGCGGCGCACTACCGCCGCTCGGCATACTGACCTTTTCCGCCAACCGCGCCAACAGCCCCGCGCCGCCGCGACGGATTGCCTCCACCGCCCGCCAGCCGCCGAACTTAGCCACGTCTCGCTGCGAAAAGACAACTTCGCCTCGATGCACAATGCCCGCCGCTTCGTTCACGCCGCCCGCACCGGTGTATCCGCCGACGGAAAACCCTTTGCCGTCAAAAACACGGCCAATGCTGCGAAACGGCGCATTTATTTTTTCCGTGATGTTCAGCCCGCTGAACGCCTCTTTCAGCTGCCGCGCCTTGGCAATCAGCCTGTCAAAGTTGGCAATCAGCGAGGCCACCATCCCGACAGGCCCGGCCAGTGCGGCCACAATCGGGTTATCGCGGAATAGCTGCTTAAACCACTCCCAGCCCGCCGTCAGTGTAGCCTTGAGCCGCTCCCAGTTTTGGATCAGCAGCGCAATCATCCCGACAGGCCCGGTCAGCACATACAGTATCGGGTTTTCGCGGAAGGCGTTTTTAATCCATTCCCAACCTGCCGACAGTGCGGCCGTTAGGCTGCTCCAGTTGTTGACCAACAGTCGCGCCGCGCCGACGATGGGGAAAATAAAATTAAGCACCGGATTGTCGGCAAAGGTTTGATCTATCCATTGCCAGCCCCGAATCAAAGCGGCTTTGACCTCATCCCAGTAAATATAAAGCGCGGCCAGTGCGGCCACTGCGAGAATCGCCCAGCCGAAAGGGTTGGTTACAAGAAATACGGCGGCTTTTGCACCGAAAGAGAGCAGGGCGGCTCCCAGACGGCCGAGAACACCCAAAAGCTTGCCGATACCGGCAATGGCCGGCCCGAATTTCAAAGCCGTAAAGGCATAATTGAGCGCGGCCAACGGCAGCACCAACCCTGCCGCCACACCCGCCGCAGCAGACAGCGCGGCCAGCACTACGCCGATAATTCCGGCCGTTTTCATCAGTGCGGCGGCCGTCTTCGGATTTTTTTCCGCCCACGCGCTCAAGCTTTCGTTTAGGCTGCCTATCCACTTCGTCAGCATTTTCAGCTCAGGCGCGACGGATTCCCCCATTTTTGCCAAAAAGTTGATAAATGTACCGCTGGCGGCATCCCAAAGGTTGTTTAATGTGCCGAGCTGGTCATTCACCCGTTGGTTTAGACTGGCCTGCGCCTCCATCTTGGCGGCAAATTCCTCATACCCCGCTTTTCCTTTCTCAATCATGGTATTGAGGGCTTGAAGGGTTTCGGCATCGTCGCCGAAGATTTTCTGCAGAATGCCCAAACGGGCCTCGGTATTCAGTTTTTTGAGTTTTTCAAGCTGGGCGTACATTTTATCGAAACCGCCGAACTCGCCCTTGCCGTTGGTAAAGTCCAAACTGATGCCGCTGCCTTTGGTTGCTTTGCTGATTTTGGCTACGTCCATCATACGGGTAAACACTTTGCGCAACGCATTACCGGCCGAATCGCCCGACAAGCCCGCCTGATCCAGCATCCCGACCAAAGGCCCCATCTGTTTCATGGCCGCCTCGCCTTTTATTTTTAGCGTATCAAGGGCAGGGGACAGCCTTGAGAATGCGCCCAAGATATTGTTATCTTCCACGCCCGTATAATACAGCCGCTGGACTTGATCCATAATGGCGGTCATCTCTTTTTCCGTACCGCGCGTGGCATCTTGCAGCTTGGCGGCCATTTCGGCGGCGGCCTCGGGCGTTTTCTTGAGCTGCACGGACAAAAGCGCGGCCGCTTCGCCTGTGCCGCCCAAGATGTTTTGTGCAGATATGCCCTGACGCATAAGCATGGTCATCAGGTTCTGAAAGTCTGCAGTCGTTCCGGGCAGCCTGTCGCCCAATCGGATCGCTAATCGGTTGATTTTTTCGTATTCGGCCGACACGCTGCCGTCAGATTTCATCATGGCCGCCCGAAGGTCGGTAGATGCGGTTTCACTTTGCGCGTAGGCTTTGACGGGGGCTTGCAGCGTTCTGCCGATAGCGGCGGCTTTTGCGCCTAAATACATCCGCCCCGCTTCAAACCCTGCCGCCACCATCGGCGCGGCATGCAGCCGGCGGGTTGCTTTGTCCATTTTTTCATATGCCGCCCGCTGCCTCTCCACCGCGCGGGAAGCAGCCTCATGCTTGCGGTTGAGCTGCTCCTGCGCCATCCCGAACGTCTTCGCGCTTATCCCTGCGGCGGCCAGCGATTTGTCCAACCGCCCGACTTCTTCGCGGTTTTTTCTTTGCCTTTGCGCCAACTTGTCATGCTCGCCCGACAGCCGCTTTAATGCCGCCTCTTGCGCCTTGCTCGCCTTTCCCGCCTGTTCGATTTCCTGATGCAGTTTTCTGACTTCCCCTCTGTTCTGCATCATGGCCTTACTGTTGGCGTTGATTTCCTTATTCAAATTGTTTCTTTTCAACAACTGCTGCTGGGCTTTGTCCAACCTTTGCAATTCGGCTTCCGCTTTAACCAGGCCCTTTGCCAGCACATTGCTGCCGTCCCGCAGTTTTTTGAATGCCGCACTTGCCTTATCGGTGGCATTCATAATAATATTCAACACAAGGTCTTTAGCCATTCTTCCTATCCTGTCTTCCGGGGTGTGCCATGCTTTATTCGCTGCTTAAAAGTTTTTTTGCTATTTATCTCTTCTTTGTGTTTGCAGGCATAATCCTCTTTTTCGCCCTTTTTTATTTCGTATTTTTCGTCCTTTGACCTTTATCGTAAAAGGCCGTCTGAACATCCCCGCATTGCGGCAACGTTTCAGACGGCCTGTTTTTATCCCTCTTCGGGCTTGCTGCTTTCGACCAGCTCGATTGCCTTGTCGGTATACCTCAGCAAATCCGGCAGCCTGTAACCGCCGTATCCGACCGTACCGCCGCCGAAAACCGCCGCGCATTGCACCATGCAATCCGACACGTTATTAAAAAAACGCAGCTCACTGTCGGCAGCGGCCTGCCACATATCCGGGCAGGCGGCAATTATTGCGGCGAAGTCGTCTGCGCGGATTCGGACGCCGCAAGGTAGCCCAATTCCTGCAATGCTTCCTGCATCTCCGCTTTCGCCTTCGGCGGCGCGGAAAAAAAATCCAAAGCAGTATTTAAAACCTGCGCGTCAGACAGGCTCAATTTGCCGTATTGGAGGCGCGTCAGCGGCGGCGTGGCGATGCGCGCCAAGATTTTTTGCACGGAATCGGTGTGCTTGATTTTAATCAAATCCTGCCCCAATCCGTCCATGTCCTTAGCCAGCGGCTCGCGCAAGGTGTACTTGTCGCCGTTTGATAGGCCGACGGTCAATGTGCCGTCCTCATTGATTCTGATGGTCTGCTCGTTCATAGCAATTCCCTATTTTCAAATGTTAAATACCCAATGCCGAGCGCAATCCTTCGCGCTCGTCTTTGCCGCCGAATGCGGCCTTGTTTCCAATCACATCGATTTCCACAATCGGCTCGCCGTCCAGTGTCTCTTTCCAGTAGACAAGCGCGATTTTAAATTTATGCTCGCCGCCTTCGCCTTGCTTGTCGCTGCCCGGGTCTGCTTCGATGATGCGCCCCCGCGCCTCGCCGCGCAAAACCCGATATTCCTGGCCGTCTTCTTCCTGCAACGCGCCCTGATAGCGGATCAGCTTGCCCGAAATGCTGGACGACATTGATTTCAGCATATCGACATCATAACCTTTGCTGGTAATCTCCAATTCCAGCTTTTCAAATCCGTGGACAACGGTCATTTCCGTCATCGCGCCGCCCGGTGTGTAGTCTTCCGTTTTGCGCGTGATTTTGGGGCGGGTAATATCAACGGTTACGCCGTATTGATTCTCGCCGTCCACAAAGGCATTAAAGCCCTTCAATACCTTAGGCATTTTCATGTTTTCTAGCTCCTTGGCCGTCCGAATATTTCAGACGGCCTTTTGTTTAAACGGTTGTCGGTCTCAGCGTGTTGGCAAAACTGATTGTTTTTTCAACCAAATTGACAAAGAACGTATCGGTGTTGTGCTGCTCGATCAGCAGGTTTTCCAACGGCGGCACATACGTCCACTCGTAGCTGACCGGAAACTGACCCGACGCCACCGCCGCCGGCGTAACCTTGGCGCGGTCAAGATAAACACGCGCACCCAAAATGCGGCCTTGCGCGACAAATTCGGCCAGCTTGGCGTTAATACCCATCAAAATATCTTCGATTAGGCTCGGGTGCATGGGCTTGTCAATCGCCCACAAGAAACCGCCTGCAATCGTTTCTTGGATGATTTGCGCGCTTCGCACGGCCACCTCAAACGCCATCATTGGATCGGCCGAACATGTGCGGTTGCCCCATACGCGGAATCCCTTTTCGCGCACCAACGTCGAAACGTCGGCACTATTCAGCGTGTTGGCTTCGCAGTTAGCATCCAAAATATCGAAACTGCGCGCAAACTTAAGCCCGCTTACGCCGTTGATTTCAGTGTTTGAAATCGACTTGTGCCAGCCGATTTGCGCATCCAGTTTGGCGCGCGCGCCCAATACGCGGGCAATCGTGGCCGCCGTGTCGTTTTTACCGCTGGCCGTGTCAAAAGCCATAAACTCGTTATCAATCAGCATCACTTCGCGCTGGCCGAAGTTGTTTTTATAGCTCTTAACCTCGGAAATAAACCAATGCCTCAAACGATCTTCTTTATGGCTGCCATCCTTGGTTGGGTTCGCCCACCATTCGCGGACTTTGGCCGCTCGTTCTTCCTCCGGCAAATCGGCAAACAATTCGTCAACATAAGCATCGCGGCGGTCGTAATAGCCCGTGACCGGCTTTAATTTCATGATAAATTGCAGGCCGTTTTCCAGCGGTTTGACGTCGGCTTTATCGCGGCCGTCTGAGCGGATGTTCACGGCTGTCGGCGCGTATAAGGTTTGCCCCGTTGAGCCGATTTGGATTTCGTTGTCGCCGTTTAGTCGCGCGCCATAGCCGATGGCGATGGAGTTTGTGATTTTTCCTTTTAAAATATCGCCTTGCACATTTCGATACCCGGCACTATCTCCGATTACAACACATTTCTCACTGTCTGCTCCTGTTAGTGTCCAATACCCAACTGCAGTTGTCGATATATGACTGCCAGTCCTCAAAGATGACGCGCCGATTGCGGTTGTTTTTTGATAATTTCCTCCTAGCAACGCGGCGTCTGCGCCGATGATGGTTGAGTATCCTGCCGTTAAAGCCTTATTCATGGCGTTCGCGCCGATGACTGTCAGCTCTTCGTTTTTGGCGGCGTCCGAGGTCGCTGAAAAAACGAATTTCAACTCGGCAGAGCCGGAGGTGGTCAGCTCTTTGGGGCTGCGCACAGTCAGAGTATTGCCGCTGACTGATACTACCTGAACGGGGACGACGTCGTTTTGCAAGGTTTTGGCATCGCCTGATGTCAGGCGTATGCCTACCCAATACGTCGCGTTTGCTCCGTGCAGATTCGAGAATATGAGCGTGATTGTGTTGCCGGATTGGGTGTAGCTGCCTAATTCGGTCCCAGTCCACAAGACATCACCGCCATTTGGTGCACGGTTTCTCTCAAGATTTTCCATCGCCGCTGCACCGACAACGGTCACTTTCTCGGCTAATTTAGCATTGCGCGCCGCGCCGCCGCCGATGGCAGTTTGCGCGTATATACCTTGGTACATCTGCAAAACAGTTTCGCCGATCGCAACTGTTTTGGATGTTGGAGACGGCCAAAAAACCTCAATGTCGCCAGTTAAGCCAACGGGAGCGGTGCCGGCAAGAGCAGCCGCGCCGATGGCTACATTTGAATGACCCGTTTCCATGCCTTGCCCGGCATTGCGCCCGATTGACACATTAGCGTAACCGCTGGTAATGCCGCGCCCAGCATTACCGCCGATACCGATGTTGCGCGTGCCGGCCATTTTTGACTGTTCGTACCATTCTGTTTCGGCTTGTACATTGATTAAGCTGTCAGGACCAATAGCAATATTGTCCCTGCTCACTTTCGAAAATCCTTGGGCACGGTCACCGATGGCGATTGCCGAAACGCATTTTTCAGTTTTCCCCATCGCGCCCTCGCCGATGGCAACCACGCCCGCGCCGGTCCACTCTCCCGACTTAAGGCTAGCGGCTGCACCGCTCCCGGAAATAAAACGGCCGATACCGGTTCGCGGCTGCTGATACTGCGCATCGACAGTTACGCCGTTAATGGTAAATTTGCCGTTTGTATATTTATTTTTTTGCGGATACTTATTCGCCGTATTAATTGTCAATCCCAGACAATCGACAACAACCCCCAGTGCTGCCGCCTCGGCGGCGTTTATTGCGTCGGCGGCGTTGTTCTTCTCTGCGTCATACCCGAAATCATAAAGGCTGACAGATTCCCGCCGCACGCGCCACCAGCGGCGCAGCAGTGCGTCGACGATAACCGTCCCGCCGTTGTCGGTCGATGTTACATCTTCTTTGTTCAGCACAAACACGCTGCCGCCGGTGCGGCCGCCATCGTAATAACTTTCAACCAGCAGGCTGGCGGCATCGCCCTTATAGGCGCGCAGCGCGGCAATACTCCTTACACGCCGCACAGTTTTACCAAATTCCTTATCAACTTCGGCCGCCACAAAATCGCGCGTCGCCAATACGACCGACGGATCGATTTTAAGGCCCACGCCGTTAACGTTGCTTAATTGCAGTACGACGCGGATAACCTGCGCCATTGCCGTACCGCTTCGCGCAACAGATTTGTAAGTCGGCGGAAGGTTGCCGACGGCAATTAAATCGCCGGCAACGTCAAAAACACCGACTTCGCGCACGGTGAAGTCGCCGAAATCTTCGGGAATAACCAGCTCCGTAATAATCTGATTGCTATTTTTTGGGTCTACCTCAAGCCGGTTTACGGCGCCGCGATAAACTTCATTCACCAGTGCGACCGCGGCGTCCGACGGCTCAATATCGCGACCGCCGCCGTCGCCGACCGCCATTTCAGACAGTTGCAACTTACTACCCACCGCGGCCGCTTTGGCGATTTTCGCCAGTCCGACCTTTGTTATGACTGTAAAATATTTTTGTACCATTTCTTATCCCGGATAAACGGTTAATACTTCCGCTGTTTGTATTGCTGCCGCGGCCTGTACCGCCGAAGCCGATGAAATGTCAGCAACGAAAAACGGATACACGGTCAAAACAACCCCCTGTACTGCCGCAGCCGACATGTGCGTATGCGCGCACGTTACGACGCCCATCCTCAGCGTGCCGATATGGCGCGATAACGGCTTGACCGCATTAATCAAACGCTGAACTTCTTTTATCTCTTCCGCGTTCAGCATCCGATCATCATTAAACAAATCAAGACTGAACGTGCCCGGCAAACCCTGTGGAACAGTCTGCCACCACTCGATAAACCTTGTTTTCAGACCAAACGGCGCCAGCACGTCGTCAATCGCGCCGCATGTTCCTTTATATTTGTGCGCGCGCCATGCCGCTTTAATCATTGCGCGCTTCTGAGAATCCGGCCACGCCTCATCCCAGTAATCGACGGAAAGCGCCCATGCCAGCCACGGCAGCAAATGAGGCGGACAGGTATCGGCATTCCACAGCCTCGAAACCGGATGATCGACGGGGTATATCTGACTTTCGCCGATATTCTTTTCAAGCTCCGTCCGGCTTGACGGTTGCAAGCTGCGGTACTCACTCATTCTCGCCGCCGTATGTTATT